TTTTTATTTTGGGTTAATAAAGTTAATGAGTTAATAAGGTTAATGACCCCCAGTCCAGTTTTTTAAGTTTTATTTTCCCTATACTAATATTTTTTCATTAACTTCATTAACTTATTAACCTTATTAACTTTTTTTTTAAAAATTTTCAAAAAACTGTTTACAAATAGTTAATTATGTTATATAATAATATTGTAAATAAAAATAAGTATAAGAAAGGATTGAATTTTATGTTAAGTAATATTGAAAAATTACAATGGGAATTAATTATTAAGAATTTACAACAAATTAATAGTGAATTAAAAAAATTGAATGGGGGTGATAATTAATGAAAAAGTTTAGAGTAGATATGTTAGCTATTTTAATACTATTCATAATATCATCTTTTATTATTGTAAAAGATATGGTATTAATAATTACATGTAACTTATCATGGACTGCATTTGGATTTGTAACATTTCTATTATGTGTAGGAGTAGCAAGTTGTTGTTATGAAATATTAGAAGAAAGGATTAAAAGATAATGAGTAACGAATTTATATTAAAACAAATAGCTATAAATAAAAGAATGATAGCATTATTATTAAAAGTTAATGATAATTTAACAGATGAACAAATAAATATTTTATTTGATGAAGTGAGTAAAGAAGTAGATGAAATATATAAGAAATATGATAAAAAAAGAGGTAACAATGAAAATACTTAGAAAATGGAATTATGAAAAACATAATTATGATAAATATGAAATACCAGATAATTGGAATTGTAAAACAATCGCATGGGATATGGAAGAAATAGTTAATTGTCCTCATTGTGGTAAAGAATTAGAATTTGGAATGACATATTGTAGTAAAGAAATTCATACTGATATTGGCTTCGGTTATGGTGTATGTCAAGAATGTTATGATAAAGAATGGGAAAGAAGGAGAAAATATGAGTCTGACTGATGCTTGTATATTATTCACACAGATTGTAATTTTAATTTGTATATTATGGAAAGAAAAATAAAGCAATGTTGTATTTGTAATAAAATATTAGATTATAGACCAATAAGACTTGTTAAACAAATTCATGATAATAAAGAAACATATGGTGCATATCATAATATTCATAATTATGATTTTTGCAAAACATGTTATAATATATTTGATAATTGGATTAGGAGAAGCAATGAAAAAAATAGAAGAAAAAGTTAAAGACTTAATGAATTTTATATATAAAGGTTTACCTAGATGCAAAAAAGAAAATTTTGATAAATATTATAATAAATATTTAATATATCAAACGAGGTGATTAAGATATGAGATTATGGCATAAAGATTTAATTCCTTATTTACCAAATAAAATGCTTGTATCACAATGGAGAGAATGTATTGCTATTAAAAGACAATGGGAAAAAGGAACATTAAAACATAGATTAGTAAGTTATGTTATGGATTATGAGAAAGATTATTTTATGAATTATGTTAGTGATATAATTTGTGAATTAGAAGAACGAAATATAAAGTATCAAGAAAAATATTTAACTGAGCTAATTAACTTTTGTAAATGTAAACCTTTATTAAGTGCATTATTAGGTTATCCGGAGCATAATTTTAATTATTTAAGACAATGTTATTATAATCTACAAGAAAAAGCAGATAGAGGAATTATTACTAAAGATGAATGGAAATTAATTGAAACTAATATTAGAAGGAGATGGTAATAATATGGATTTGAATGATTTTACTAGACCAAAATTTGGAATTAAATTTAATAAATTGGGCAAAGGTGATTGGCAATTAGGTATATTTTTAAACCATAAATTATGGCAACATTGGTATTATGATAAAATCGTAGGTGTATCTCATGAAGTTTATATTTATATTTGTTTCTTTAAATGGAATATAAGTATAGGTTATTTAGAAAGGTGATAATATGAAAGAATATACATTAGAACAAATATTAGATAGTTTAATAGGACATACAGGAATTGCTTGTGAAACTCATTATGATGATGAAAGTTATGCTAATTTAGAAACTTTAAATGATATAGCAATTTATATAATGAATAAATTATATGACAATGCAAAGTGGTATGGAGATTATAGAGCAAGTGCTGATATGATAGCGAAAAAAAGTATAAATATAACAGAAAATCTAAAAGAATGGTGTGATGATATTATTAGAAATAAAGAAAATAATGACAATTAAATAATTTAGAAAGGAAATAATAATATGAAAGAAAATAATAGATTATTACCAAGTATACCTAATTTATTACCAAAAGTTGTAAAAACTATTAGATATAGTAAAAAAATAAAAGTTGCAGATATAAAACAATATTTGGTTGATGAATATAAATTAACAAATGAATTAGATAAAGAAAATAAAAACTTGAGAAAAGAAATTGATAAATTAAAAGTAATTGAACAAAAATACGATTTAGCATTAATAACACTAGATGAATATAAAAATAGAATAGATGACAAAAAAGAAGAAATTAAATCATTAAATATAAAAATAACTGGTTATAAAGATGAGGTTAAAATCATTAGAGACAAACTTAACACTTTATTGATTGAAAATAAACATTTGCAACGAGATAACGAAAAAATAATTAAAGATTTTAAAAAAGATTATAATAAAAAAATAATTGAAGAAATACGAAATACAAAAGGTAATTTGAGTAAAGCAAGAATATATGAAATTATAGAAAGGTTATAATATGATTAAGTTAAATAGAGAGGAAAATTAAATATGAAAGAATTTATTAGAAATGCAATAGTTATGATTTTATTTATGATTATATTACGATATTTCAATCATTATGATGGGTTGAGTTTTGTATCTGGAATTTTGTGTGGAGGATTATGTTATGCATTATCAGATTAGAGGTGATAAATAATGACTGATGAAGAATTCTTTGGGACTAAATTACCAGGTGTAACAACAATATTAAGTGAAGTATTTGGTGCTGACGATTTAAGTCACATACCTAAAAAAATATTAGACGCTGCTACTGAAAGAGGTACATATGTCCATAAATGGATTGAAGATTATATTAATGGTAAAACACAAGGAATCGTTCCATTAGAATACCAAATATATATTGATTATTTTAATGAATGGAAAGATAAATATAAACCAAAATTTATATTTTCAGAACAAAAAATAATATCACATAAATTAGGTTATAAAGGTATTATTGATGCATTATATGAAGATTGTGATGGATTAATAATGGGAGATTGGAAAACTTCTTCTAATTTAGATGTATTTAAGGCATTATGTCAATTGAATTTATATTTATTACTATTAGAAGAAATGCACCCACAATATGCTAATAAAATTAAAAAATTAAAAATATTAAGTTTAACAAAATATGGTTTTAAATATTATGTATTTGATGTTGATAGAGAATTAGCAAATGCAATATTAACTATTTATAGAAAGAAAAAACAAAATGGCTAATGAAACTGCATTTGTAGCAACTATAAAAAGATATTTAAAAGACCGTGGTGCATATTGTGAAAAAATATGGGGTGGAGGTTTTCAATCAGCAGGAATACCAGATATAATAGGTTGTTATAGAGGTTATTTTATAGGAATAGAAGCTAAAGTTGGTAATAATAAACCTAGTGAAATTCAAAAAGCAAAAATAAAAATGATTAATAATGCAGGAGGATTTGCTAGAGTAGTATGGAATTTAGATGAAGTTAAAGAATTATTAGATAATATTGATAATTATATTAAGGAGGTGTATAAAAATGAATAGATTATATATGATAAATGAATTAAAAAAGATTTTACCATATAATAATAGTTGGTTTAATAAATTAAGTGATAAACAAGTATATGCTATTTATGTAAAATATATAATTAATAAAATACCATTACCATTTGAAAAACAAAAAACAGAAGAAAAATGGTATTTAGAAAAAGCAGAAGAAATATTAAGTGATTATTATATTCAAGATATAGATGAGCAATGTGAATTTTTAATGGAATTGTGTGAATATGAAAATATAGATTATAATAAATTATATAATGCAATTCAACAATTACCTAAACCAAAAATATTATGTAAAAGAAGAATTTATAATGGTAATAAACAAGTATTAGCTGATAATGGACATTGGGAAGGAGAAATAGATTAATATGGGATTAGGAGAAGTAATTGTATCATTATTCGCGATTTTAATGATATGTGTAACAGTAATAATAATTTTTGCACCTAAAGAAATTATAGAAGAAAATAAAAATAAAAATAAAAATAAAAAGAAATAAGTTTTAAATGGGGGTTTTATCTAATTATAAATAAGGAGGAAGCTATGAGTAAGGATGAATTTATAGCAAATGTTATTTACTATTTATTTAAAGATAAAACATATGGTGACACAACATTATTGAAACAAACATTTGCTAAGTTATTTAGATGTGACTATTGTGATGATCGAGTAAATAATTGTTATGTTAAAGTCACAAATTATCAAATAAAAAAATATGGACATTCACTGTATTACCCAGAATTAAGAAGACATAGAAGGTGAGTATAATGATATATGATAAATTATATGATTATCAAAAAAAGATTGTAGATAGTAGAATAGATTATGAATCACATGCATTATTCATGGACATGGGAACTGGAAAAACAATTACATCATTAGCATTATTTGAACAATCTAAATTAAAAAAAATATTGGTAATATGTATTGTTTCAAAAAAAGAAGATTGGTATAATGAATTAAATACATTGTGCAATATCAATGCAACTATCTTAGATAAAGGAACAAATAAAAATAAAGAATTATTAAAAAACAAATCTAATGGCTACATCGTTAGTTTTGAGTCATGTTGGAGATTAGATAAAGATTTATTAGATATTATAGATGAAGATTGGTTTATAATAATAGATGAGTCTCATAAAATAAAAAATACTAAATCTAAGATAGGTAAATTTGTTAATAAACTACGCTTAAAAACATATGCTAAATGTATTTTAACAGGCACACCACAAAATCAAGGTTATATTGATTATTACAATCAATTAAGATTTATAGATGTATTTATGATGAAAGAAGTAGATTTTAAAAGACGTTATTGTGAATACGAATTAATGAGTTTTAATGGTAGATATGTAAATCAATTAAAAGGTTATAAATACACTCAAGAATTAGATGAAATAATTAACAATAATTGTATTTTCTTTAAAAGAGATGTGAACGATGACTCTATACCAACAGATATTTATATTGATATTGATAAGCATAAATCTTATGATTTATTTAAGAAAAACAAAGTATTTGGTGATATTATAGGAGACTCGATGGCATCACATAGAATGGGACTACGACAATTATGTAGTGGATTTATTAAAGATATTCCAGTAAATAATAATAAAATAAATTGGGTAAAAGATTTTCTAGATACATATGACCAGCGAGTAGTTATATTTTATAATTTCAATATGGAATTATATGCATTAGAAGAAGCTTGTAAATCATTAAAACGACCTTATAGTATTTATAATGGTTCACAAAAAGATTTAACAGAGTTTAAAAGGCATACCGACAGTATTGTATTATGTAATTATGCTAGTGCTAGTTTAGGATTAAATGATTTAGTTTTATCTAATGTGTGTATTATGTTCTCACCAACCGATGATTATATTAATTTCACACAAAGTAGAAAAAGAATAGATAGAATAGGACAAACTAAAAAACCTTTATTTTACTATTTAAAAACTAAAAATAGTAGTGGAAACTTAGTTAAATTTGATGAAAATGGAGCAAAAGGAAGTAATTCAGAGATAGAAGTATCATCAAAAGATGGAACGATAAGATGTTTGAAAAATATTTATTAGAAAATTAAAAAAATATATTTACAAATAGTTAATTATGTTATATAATAAATTTAGTTATATAGTATATGTATAACTGAAACGGAATTACTTCAAATACTCCGAAACAAAGTGTGTCACCCCTCACTTTGTCAACATCCTTCAGCAAGATGTTCTGATGAGGTAGCTGAATATTTATAGAAAGGAGAGAATATGATAAACGGATTAAAATGCTGGTTATATGGCAAACCATTTAGTGGTAAAACAAAATTTGCAACAGAATTTGAAAAACCATTTGTAATCAATACTGATGGAAATGCAAAATTATTTACTAAAGATTATAAAGTAGTTAAAAATATTGATGAGTTTACTAATACCTTAAGCTGGTTTTTAGAAGGCAAACATGAGTATAAAACACTTATAATTGATGTAGTAGAACATGTATATGATTTTGTGAGACAATATTATTTAGATAAATTTAATATTGACCATGAGTCTGATGGAGAATGGGGAAAAGTATGGACTATTGTAAAAGAACAAAGTTGCTTCTTGTGAATACACTGTCATACTAATTTCACATGAAGAAGAATACACTGTTAAAAATAAAGTTGGTAAAGAAATAACATATTGGAAACCTGCATTAAATGATAAAATGCACGATAGAATGTGCGGAATAATGCAATTAGTTGGAAGATGTTATTTAGACGAAGTAATATTAAATGGTGAACCATTAAAAAGATATTTCGTATCATTTGGTTCTAATGTAACTGAATTATCAGGAGTTAGAATACCATTGAAAAAATTAAAAATAGAAAATAATTTTAAAGAATTTAAAGATAATATAGAATAGGAGATAATATAATATGAATGAAATTTTAAATGATTTAGAAGATATGTTTAATGAGGTAAAAGACCAAGAAGGAGTTTTTACAAGAGTACCAGATGGAGAATATTTAGCTAATTTAGCTGATATAGTTGTAGGAGAAAGTAAAAGTGGAAGTCCTATGGTAACAATGGTTTTTGAAATTACTAATGGAGAACACGAAGGAAAACAACATAGAAAATTCTTAATGTTAACAGGTAAAGATGAAATGCAAACAAAACAAAATCTTAATAGATTTGCAACTGAAGTTAAGAAACTAGGTGTAGATACATCTAAAGGATTTAATAATACAATTGAACAATTACCTAATTTTGTAGATACAGAATGTAAAATTGAAATTACAACAACTGTTTCAAAACAAGGTAAAGAATTTGTTAATACTTCATTTGAAGTAATAGGTTAATATGTACATCTTCGACTTCGAAGTATTTAGATATGATTGGTTAGTAGTTTTTAAGAATACAAAAACAAAAGACTATACTATTATACAAAATAATAAAGATGATTTAGTAGATTTTTATGAACAAAATAAAGATAAATTATTTATTGGTTATAATAATAAGTCGTACGATAATTTAGTTTTTAAAGGTATTATGTCTGATGTAGACCCATTTGAAATAAGTAGAATGATTATTGAAGGCAAACAAACATATCTAATTAGTAAAGCTTTAAAGATTAAAGAATTCAAATTAAATAACATGGATTTGATTCAAGATATCTTAGGAATGAGTTTGAAAGAAGCAGAAGGTTATATGAAAATGTCTATTGAAGAGTCTACTGTAGATTTTAACTTAAATAGACCATTAACTATGGATGAATTAGAAGAAACAATTTTCTATTGTAAACATGATGTTGATGCTACTGAAAAATTATTAGAAAAAAGAATGGGTTATATTAAATCTAAAATGAACTTGGTAAGAATGTTTAATTTACCAACATATTGTTTAGAATATACAAATGCAAAATTATGTTCTATAATATTGGATGCGCATCGTAAATCATATAATGATGAATTTACTTATGATTTACCTAGTGAATTAATATTAAATAAACCTGAATATAGAGAAATATTAAAATTATATACTAATGGGGAGTTAGATTATACTAATAAATTAAAAGTAAATGTAGCAGGTGTAGAGCATATTTATGCATATGGTGGTTTACATGGTGCACTAGAAAATTTCTTCTATAAAGGAGAGATGTGGCAAATTGATGCTACATCTTACTATCCAACATTAATGATAAAATATGATTATATGAGTAGAAATCTAAAAGACGCTTCTAAATTTGAAGAAATATATGAGACTAGAATAGCTGCTAAAAAAACAGATAAACAAAAAGCAGACTCATTAAAATTAGTTATTAACACTACATATGGTGCTATGAAATCAACATATAATGATTTATATGATGCTAAAATGGCAAACCAAGTGTGTATTACGGGACAATTATTTTTAACAGATTTGATCGAAAAAATAGAACCTTATTGCAAATTAGTACAATCTAATACTGATGGAATTTTAATTATTCCATATGAT